ATTAAAAGTGATTTCATTTTAATTATTTAGTTTAATACACCAATTGCAATATCATTAACTACTCTTTCTGGACCATTTGCATGCTTTTTATTCACAATTGCAATAAGGGTGCCAGATACTTTAATCATATACATTGGAATCATAGAAGTTGAAAAATCATATTTGATACCAGCTTTTCTTAATTCAGCACCTACATTCATAAAAGATAATGCGTTTTTAACAGCTGCTTCAATTTTATCTAAATCAGCATCGTATTTTCCTTCGTTTACTGATTCACCCAATGACTTTAATTGTTTTTGTAATGGTTTAAACTTATCTAAAAATTGGTCTAAAGTTTTGATTTTACCTGCTTCAGCATCTACTCTTAACTTTTCTATTTTTGCCAAGATGTCCGATTCTTTAGATTCGTTTACTTTTGTAATATTATACATTTTACCAGCACCACTCTTAACTAAAGTTTCACCTTCTTTACTTAATATCTTAGTCTGAGGTAATTCCTCTTCTCCTTCAGTTTTTGCACCGGCTCTAAGTTTAGATAAATCATCACCATCAACTTTTCCGTTTTTGTTTAAATCTATCTTTTGTTGTGCTGCTGATAATTCCGCTTCTGTTTTTGCACCCCCTCTTAATTTAGATAAGTCATCTCCGTCAACTTTTCCGTTTTTATTTAAATCTATTTTTTGTTGCTTAGCGGTTAACTCATCTTCTTTTAATTGAACTAATCTTTCACTTACACCTTTCCAAGTATCTTCTACTTTATTAAAAAATGCCTTCTTCTCTTCATCTGATTTGAATTCATCTGGCGAAGATACACCATGCTTCTTTAACATAGCTTTAAAGAATGATTGATAATCCTTCTCTTCTTGTAATACTTCTCCAACGATGTTTCTTAATTGCTCTCTAGTTATTTTCATAGGGATTCCTAATTTATTTTCTTAAGGTGGTTACATTTTTACCAATATTAGATAACCTTTCCTTTATTCTATAAATATGGTGATTAGTTCTTTTCCAAAAATTCTCACCTTTTAGGGAGTTTTCTTTTTTAATTTTACCATACCATTCTAAGAATTTTTCGATTTCATCAATCTTTCTACGAATTTCCCTAACACCTAACCCAATCTTTTGGTTTGGGGTCATAGTTTGGTCTAATCTTAATTTTTGAAATCTGTTTTCATTAACCGCCGAATAGCCAGTTAAACTAGCCATCTTTTTAGTGTATCCACTTTTATGTTGACCATTGTTAGAAAATGCTCTAGGAGTATCATACCCTGCTACATCACCTGTAACGGTTACTTCCTTTTTCAATTTATCCTCTTCTTCCTTTTCTATTTCAGAAAGGATTTCTCTGATACTATTTTTTAACGCTTCTAGTTGAGTTGACATTTTTAACTTCTTTTAATAATTCATATGTAAGCATTAAAACAGAAACTTGCTTTTCTTGATTTTCTTTAAGGAATTTTTCCGATTTATAAAGTTTAATCATTTCTGATATCTTAATCTTAGTTACTTTATCATTAACAGTCTTTGATTCCTTTACTAAATTACTCAATACCTTTTTAGTTTCCTCTTCAATGAATTTAGGAAAAGTAGATGTATTTGTTACGTTATTGATGAATTCTCTAAGTAATCCTTTTTGAGAATCATCCAAATTAGAATACTTCTTATTGAAGTTTTCTATTAATAATTTATAAGTTAATAATCTTAAATCTTCTGATTGTTGTTTGAATGATTCGTATAATGTATCAGCAGGTTTAGTAGCAATTCTTTTATTAGTAATATGCTCTAAAATAGTATTGTTAGAATCGATAAAATCTCTAATCTCAACCTTTCTACCTAATGTTTTAGTTTCAAATATCTTATAAACAGAAGCTAATAATTTATAATTCTGTAGGTTTGATGATAAAAATTTATCCAAATCATAGGATTCCTTTATCGTTTTGATAAGATTATACTTTTCTCTATTTAGCTTATTCTCATCTAATTTTATCCTTTCTTTAGCTACCTCTTCTAAGAATAACTTAGCATCATCAATTGAAGAATACTTTTCCTTAACGATTTGATTATATAATCTCAATTCTTTAGCCAACTCTTTGTTTGAACTAAAAAACTCCTTTATAATCTTCTCAGATACATTTTTTGTCGAATTTGATAATACCTCGTGTGTAATTTGTTTGACAAGTAGTTCAAACAAAATAGCAGTATTCTTAAACTTTGAGTGTTTAACTTTCATCAGAATTTATTGTTTTTTCTTTACTATATATGTAAATATTACTTCTATAAATATTAGGAAACTTTGGATAAGTGATTTTTACACATCTGGTAAGATATTTTTATCATCTAATAGTGAACCCGTATCATCATTTAATCCGTTTATATCCTCGCTTATAATCTTTTTACCCTCTTTTCTAGCGTTATTTGATTTAATTTTATTTCGTATCGCATCTCTTAATTTCTTATCTTTATCAGCAATACTTTTAAGTTTTTCACCTATTCTACTATGACGGGTTTCTCTTCCAAAGTTACGAGTGATATCTGCTTTACCCAACGGGTCTCTTCCGAACGCATTATCATCTGTGCCGTTATCTCCTGTCAATTGAGGTCTACCTCCCAATTTACCATTCTCTGCACTAGCATCAGTCGCCTCCTGTGTAGGTTGTTCATCGGCTGGCTCAGCCATCATTCCAGTTTCAGGTTGTTCACCTTCAGCGGGTTGTTCTCCCTCAGCAGCTTGTTCCCCACCTTCCGGTTGCTGAGGTTGTTCTTCGTATGGGTCTACTCCTTCTTGCTCAATCTTATTTAATCGGTTTAAATCAAATGTATCGTAAACTACATTTGTTCTTTCTCCATCAATTTCTTCAGTAGAAAGTTTAAATATGTTTTGATAAATCCAATCATTAGATAACATCTTCAATGCTTTCATATCAGTTGCCAATCTAACTTTCTCAGCCCATAGGTTGATTTTCTCTTGCTCATAGATTGTAGATGGGTTAGTTAATTCCAATTTGAAATCAACCGCATCCATTCCCTCAACTCCTTGTGCAATTAAATGTGCAATAGCTATCTGAGTTAATTCGGATACTACCACTCTTTGTATTCTTTCGATTGTTCTAGCGAAACGGATATCCTCCGCTGCTAATGTAGCTTTACCATTGATATCCTCTTCGTATCCTAAGAAAGCCTTTGGAACTTTAAGTGCCGCAAATAGTTTAGCTTTTAAGTAATCAATATCCTCTATCGCAGTGTATTGTAATCCTCCTAATGTATCAATTGATGTACCACTATCCCCACCTCTTACAGGCATAAAGAAATCTTCTGTGATATTCATCATATTATACTTAAGATTATAATCTCCAGTCTTTTGGTCTTGAAACGGAGTTTTCTTAATCTTATTAATAATCTTCTGCATATAGTTATCAACCTCTTGTGGAGGAATACTACCAATATCAATTTTAAATATTCTCTTTTCAGGAGCTCTCATAATACGATGTATCATCATCGCATCTTCCATCAATGTAATTTGTTTCCACAATCTTCTTGCATTTTCCAACATCGATTTACCATAAGGTAGATAGTTGGTATCTGAATATAAACGGAAGTGAGCCATCTCGAAGTTATCATACTCATGCTTACCAAATTTATCCGGGTCGACTGTGAATTTAATACCTTGCTCTTTTCTGTTAATTCTCTGTGGGTCGTTTAATCCTTCAGTTCTTGTTACATAGTAAACTGATTGAGGGTGTACGTTTATAACCCCTTCTCCTTCCGCAATCTCCAATGTGATAAAACAATCACCATATTTACAAAGGTTTCTAACCCACGGCCAAAGATTAAATTCTATGTTCATTGTATCGTAGAACAAAGATTCTAATACCTCTTTAACTTGTTGGTTTTCTGTTTTTATGGTAAGTACATCACCATATTCATTTTTTGTAGTTGATTCATCCGCATAGATATCCAATGCTGATGATAGAATTGGGTCATTATCCATTGCATCATAATCTAAAAATAATTCTCTACGAATTACCTGATATGATAATTGGGTTTGATATACATCCTGAGTGTACCCAGTTTGCAATCTATAAAATCTATCCTTTAAAGATTTAAGGTTTGTTACTTGCTGACTGTTTTCAGTATCTACGACCCTAGTCTTATTACCTTCTTTTTTAACAACTACTCCGGTAGAAAATACCTTTCGTAATCTATCAAAAAAAGAATTACTTTGTTCTGCCATTTTTTTATTTATTTTCTATAATCCTTAAAACTACACTATATATACATATATATATTAAATCTACTCTAAAAACACTATTATATAGGTAAACTTAATATAAATATTAAAATAACCATCTTACATCTTCTTTTTCCATACCTAAATCCATTTCATATGGATTTCTTTGGAAAGATTGATGATTATACACTCCAGCATCCACTCCAGTTGATGAAAAAGAGTTTAATCCTTGCTTAACTAAATCCATTCTTTCTTGCCTTAAACGTAGTGCGGTATCCCTCACCCATAACCCAATTGCCAAACACATTGTTAAATCATCATTATAACCTCTCATAGCTTCTGCTCTGTTGGTGTACCATATAAAGGTAAATAGCTCATCAATTGTTCTCATCGATTGGATTACAACCGATTTTTCTCTAAAATATTCATCTAATTTGGAAATCATAAGAGGACGAGTTTTAGCTGATGTTGTAAATCCTGCTACCTGTCTTCTATCTTCTGCTCCGTATTTGTTAGTATATTGTTTTTCTACATCAATATATTTGTAATCCGATGTTTGATAATATACATTGTTGTATCCCCTATCTATTACTTGTTGTAATGCCGCCCATCCAATGTTTGCGTTCTCCACAACTAATAGTGCATTATTGTAATCTGTTGCAACTGAAACTAAGAAATTACCAAATTCCTTTGTATCTATCTTACCTCTATATTCCGCAACCTGCACATTATTAACCACATCCATAACGTGGAAAGCGGAGTAATCCGATGCATCACCTCTGGCAACGTCGGCTACAACCATATAAGATTTATTGTAGTCAGGATATTCCCATTTCCAATAATTTCCATCCCAGCCACCTTTTTCAACCGGGTCTTTAACAAATGTTTCCTTATACCACATTAGGATTTCAGGAGCAATTACTGTATCTCCAGAAGATATAAAGTCACAATCACACTCTTGTGCTGCCAACTTCTCTCCT